AATTTAATTGTTACAAAATTAACAAAAAGTTTGATATCTCACCATTTGTGCTTACATGACCAATGTCTAGCTGTAAGTTTACTAGTGGCAGTACCACACTTATGTCTCGCATTAAACGACTTTCTTCGATTTCTTTCAGCCTCAGATTCACCATCTTTCTTTGGGGATCCTACGACTCCCTGTTGTCCAAATCGGATTACTTTCTCCTTGCCGTTCTCGCACGCCTTAACTACATGACTCTTCGTTGGATGACTAGGTGTCTTCTTCGGAGAGTTACACTTCATTGATTTCTTATCCATTACTTCGGCATAAATGATTCTAAGTCAAAAGACCCGTCTCCAGTTATTGTATCGTTACCTGAGCTTTCAAAGTTCTTTGCTGGTAGCTGCTTCTGTCTTTGCTCAACAAGCTCTGACTGCTGTGTAGCCTGAAGCTCGGTACGTTTGTCCTTCCTGTCTTCCTTCTCTTTCTCGCGCTTCATCAGCCCGTCAGTCTCAATGCCTTTAAGTTCCATGTTGTAGCTGAACTCAATCTGCATCAGCTCTTTCTTCATCTCAACCTCGAACTGCATCTTCTTGATTTCGAGTGCTACCTCGTTCTCTTTAATCTGCATCTTAGCCTGTGCTTCCATCTGTGCTTGCTGCATCTTTGACTCAGCTGCCATCTGCTGTGACTGCGCGTTGATTTCAGCCTGCATCTGCATCTGCTGATCCTCTCTTGCACGCATGTCTTCAAGCTTTCTTCTACGCTTCATCTTCAGCAGCTCGTTCGCTAGCTTGATGTTTCCTACCTTTCTGATATCGATAGCATCCTCAAGTTCTATTTGATCCCTTTGAAGCGATATCTGTATGTTGGCTTCAAGTAGCTGCTTCTCTTCCTCATCAGGAGCAAGATCGATATAAATACCAAAATCATATAAGTACAAGTCCTTAATATCCTCAATAATCGATAAGTTGTACTTACCAATCTGCATAGCAAACTGCTCCTTAAAGTCAGCGTACTCAAGGATGTCTGCCATTCTTAATGAAAGACCTTGTGCAAGTCTGCGCGTCATCATGAGACGACCTTCAAGTATGTGTCGAGTTGCTGTGTTACTGCTTAGTGCTGCTAGCTTCTGTACTCCAACTAAAGCGTCAGGGTGTGGTGTGGATCCGTCTCTTGCTTCATTGATGCCAGTAACATCTCTGAGCATGTTAATCTCAAAGTTATAAGCTGCAATAAGCGACTGAATCTTTCCTCCTCCGTTATTCGAACTAAGCTCTTGGATTGGAATACGTCCGTTATTAAATCCTCCATCCTCTGTGAATGAACGTCCTACAACGGAACCTGTCTGATAGAATAACTTAAGTGCTTCAGACGGGTTATACGCCTGACCTTTTCCTAAGTCGATCTCATTTAATCCATCAACATCAATAAATACACCATCAGGAACCATTCTGTTTAGTACCTGCTGCATCTTCAAGCTAATTAACTGAATCTGATCAGCGTGTGGAATCATTCTCTTAACTAAAGAGTCAATCTTCCCTTTGTACATTCTTGGTGCGAAACCAACGTATGATGGTAGTGCTTTCTGTGTTGCAGACTTAGGACGTACCATGTTCTTCATCATCTCCCACTTAAGTAGGTGATTAGAACCACAGATAAGTACTCCTTCGTACCATACCTCTTTCGGTATCTCTACAACTCTAAACAAGTCATTCTCCTCTGGCTTGAATGAGTCATCCTTTTCTATAAGCTTAAGTCCACCAACCTTGGTCTTCTTTTCCTTATAGACAAATTTCTTCTCGGTCTTGTAGTTAAAGTAAAGTAACGTAACTACCTCTCCGAGGAATGCATCGTCGTAGAATCTTCGCGCACCATCGTAGGTGTTGTACCACGCAGATCCGTACTGCTTAATTTCTTCTAGCTGCTCGTCTGTAATGTCTGGGTTAATCTTACGAAGCTCAGTGTAGTGAACCTGCTTAACTTCCCCAAAGTAAAAACAGTCTGAGAAGTCAGGCTTTTCTGTGTAGCTCCACACCATAGTAGCTGGATCTACGTAGTCAATTCTAACTCCCTCTCCTCTTACAAACTCATGCTTTGCAAATGACACACCTATCTCAAACTGATCCTTGTCAGCCTGAGACTGAATAACCTTGTAGTCATTCATCTCAAGTAGGTTGTCAATCGCTATCTCTTCTGCAATCTCTATCGAAGGCTTATAGTTAAGCTCCATGTAGAGATTCAATTCTTCGTCGTTGTTTGGTAAATCTTTCGGGTCAACGTTAAATGCGTCAACACCAAACTGCTCTTTAGTTGCTAAAAGGAAATCCTTCGCTACCATATCAGCCTCAACCATGTCCTGATACAAGTTCTTCTTCTCTGCAGAAAGTGCGTCCTGAGCCGTAGCCCGAATCTTATACACCCTCTCTGCCATGCCGTTTACTACGACATCCTCGAACTTTGGTATGATAGGTACAATCTGCCAGTTAAGATTTAGGTAAGAAAGGTCTCCATCAATAGCTAACTCGTTCTTGTACTTCTGTATTGGCTGCTGTCCGCGAGCATATAATCTTAGCATGTGGAACTCAGCGTACTGATCGTAGTAACGACAAGTTGCACCACTTCTATTAAACCATTCATTCTCAATAGCTTTTGCTACACTCAGTCCGTAAGCAGTGCTTCTTTTCTGAGCATCTGTAGCCGTCACTGAAGGAAACGGAGAGTTTGAAATGTGTACTTTTATTTCGTCGCTTTTCATTCGATTAATTCACTGTTTGAACCACTCTGATTATATCTCCCAAAGTTAACCATTATTTTTGACTTTTCTTTTTTCACCTTAAACATGTGCCGTCTGACACCCATTATGGCTAGACCTGACGATATCGAGGCATCGTGTTTTGTTCTGTTGTTGATATCAAATCTAGCCCAATCCTCTAACGTCCTGTTAAAATACATCGTACCCATCGCTTCTGGATCTCTGTACGTTCCATCTACATCTAATCCAACGTACTGCTCAATGTATGTCTTTATTCCTCCTGCGTGAGTCTGCTTAACATCTTCAGACGTGTTGGGAATTCCGCCAAGTTCCTTTTCAGACTTTGATAAATCGTTCCATGACTTATCAGGTCTATTCATTGAGTACTTCCTGTAGCCTCTATTCTTAAAGTGATACAGTAATCTCGGTTTGTTGTTCTCCGCAAGTACTGGCATACCGTAAAATACACAAGCCATCAGTACATCCTCATAGAAGTCTTCAGGTGTCTGAGGTCTCGCTATGTACTCTAAGAAAAACATGTTGGATGGTATGTCTGGGTTAAGGCTTGAACCCGTAAGTCCATGCAACGCTCCGTTCGATCCGCCACCGCCTACTACACCTGAGATGTCATAGGAGTCACAGCCAAACGCACCGTCGTCCTCGTTCGCTGGAGACTTGTACCCATCCTTCACAATCATGTTATTCTGAAGATCTGCTGGTGGAATCCACGACACAATAAACCTTCCTCTCGGATCTGGCGACCAAACAACCGTACTGTCAACTACACCATTCTTCCAATGGAATGAACCGCGTGTAAGTACCTTATGTTTCATTAGACCGTCATTGTAGTCGATCTGCTGGTATATCTTCGTTAAGTTGTACAGTGACTGCTTTGATTCATCTCTGAACGCGTGTGACTCAGTTCGTGGGTACTGACGGTAAAATTCATTCAATGCATCAGGGTCGTTCTTTAGTGCTGCAACTTCGTTTTCCCAGTAAGACACAACTCCTGTGCGTATCATTCTGCCATCGATTCCCATCACAGGCGTAGCTGGGTCATCTATTACAGCGAACCCGTACTCGTCAATGAAGCCTTCGAAGTTATAATCCATCGGTATAAAGAGCGCATACAGTCCAGACTTCGTCTGACCGTTGGCGTTCCTCTTGCGTGGATTAGAGTCGTAGTACATGTCCTTAAAGTTCTGACCACCTTTCTGTAGTGCGTTAACAGTAGAACCCATCATGCACTTCCCTACAATACGGCTACCAAGACGTAGACATGTCTTAGTTACACGCCAGTTATTTAGGATGTTATTCGGTGCGAGCCATTTTCCTGATTCGTCATGAACTAGTCTTAGTAGCTTCTGACCATCGTATGAGTTGTCTGCTGTATTTAACCAGTCGATGGTAGTGTCAAGTCCTGTTATTGACTCGTCGTCCTTCTCGGTCATGTTCTTTTTGGTGATCTTCTTGGCAGGCAATCTAAACGAAAGCTCTGTCTTTGGATTATCCATACCGTCCTGTACGGGTTTAAAGAAGAATGGGTAGTTCCTTACAATAGGCACAACCTTATTTGTAAACATCTCCTTAGCATCGGGTCCCGTCTTGGATAGTATGCCAAGTTTTGCATCCTTTGCAAGTGTACCTGTGTTAGATGTCTCAGAAGATGACATGAACGAGAACCCCGAACGTCTATTCTTTAGGTAGCACATGCCGTAACATCTATCATCAGCTACGCACGCCTCCCAAAATATCCAAAATATTCTGTTTGATTCACGGAAGTCTGGTAGACCGACATCAATCTTTGACCACTGAAGGTACATGTAGTGGCTTCCTGTTATATATGTTGGCTTGCCGTTATTTACGAACCAGTGTCCCGACTCTCTGCGTGAGAACTCGTTCTCTATGTAGTCTACCCACTTTACCTTGAATTCTACAGACATCTGATTCCACTCGAAGATAGATTTTATTCGAGCAAGTTCTTTTGGGTACTCTTCTGGCTTCCATTTGTTGTTACCTTTCGGTAAGTTACTCTTTGGTAACTTCGGTAGTCCTATCTTTAGTCCGTTAATCTCGTACACCTCACCCAATGTACCGTCCTTCGATATAATTACAATATCGTACTGGTCGTCGTAGCCGTAGACCCACTTTCGTTTCTCTCTGGCTTGACGAGGTATGTAATCTTCTATGACGGAGTATAGACTCATTTTATTTTGCTCGCGACTCTGCGAATGTTTTAGGTATTGATTCTGCTTTCTTTGCTATAGCTGCCTGATCTTCTGACGGGCTTTCTTGCTCAATCTTTTCAAGCATAGCTAAAGCATCCTCGAACGCTAGTCTCTTAGCTGCAGCAGCTGTCTTCATCTTGTCAGCAGAAAGGTCGCCTTCAAGACCTGTTATAATCGGATCCTTCAGTACTTTAATAAGCTCATCAACTGCTATTCTTCCTGCCTCTAGGATTTGCTCTCTTTTACTAAGCATATCATGTTTGTTTTCATCCTGTATAACTTCTTGCCTTCAATGTTGAACTCATACTCGCTGTCAGGAAGGAATCCCACCAAGTCGCCTGACTTAATGTTTGGCTGGTCTTCGTTCGGGTATACCATTATTCCTACTAGCGGTTCTTCAGATTCAATGCCGTCTGATTTTATAGGCTCAACAAAACAGAATGGTGCAATAGCGCACCACTTGCCGTTATTTCTTCTGTAAGCGAATACTTCACCACTGTCGATTAGGTACTTGTCTCCAAACAAGTGTGACCATGATGACTTCTCTTTACCTCTCATGTCGTTCATTACTCTGAACGTGTTGTGGTGTACGACGATCTCATCACCGTCCTTGATTGGTCCGTTGTACTTAAGCGGAACAGATTCAACTAAAGCTACACGCTGAGTGAACTTGTGGTCTTCCTGCGATGAGGAAACACTCAGCTCTACTCCAGCGACTTCTTTAGTGTTGTCGTACCGCTTACCGTCCTTTGGTGTTACGATAAAGCAGTTTAGTGACCTCATTAGAAATCAAGATTATACTCAACAATAACTGGCATGTGTGGGTTTACAGTCTTCCATTTGAATACCTCATTGGCACCGTTCTTTATCCAAACATCGTATCCTTTTTCTCCAAACTCAATGCATTGAATCATATGGGTCCCGTTCTGAACATTAGAGCCAACTTGATAGTGCATTGCCTTTAGAGGGTCAGTGCCTACTGAAATCTTTCTGATGTACATATCACTTGAATTCGCCTGTTGTCATGTCGATCTTCTTGTCTTCACCGTACTTCTTAGCTAGTGCGTTCTGAAAATCTGCCAGTCTTGACTCTACGTGATCTAGAGCATCAACTGCTCTCTTTTGAAATAGTGCTGCATCAGCTACCCTGCCTCTAATCTGCACGTATGACTGATTTAAACCCTTAAGGTCTTCTAGCTCTTCTTTTGTGATTCCTTTTGGATTCAATTCTTTAACTTTTCCCATTTGATTTGATTTTTATATGCAAATATAAGGAAAAATTAGATAGGTAACGTTACTTCAATAGGTTCGTAAGTGATTTGAGGTAGGTTCTTCACCCACTCGATACTACATTGCTCAACCTCTTCAAGTGATATAATCCAATTACCGTTCTTGTCTTGGATAGGATTGAAGAAATTGTCAGCTACCACCTCAACCCCTTGAAGTGCTTCCGCTTGTTGCTGTGTTAAAAGTGCTACCATTATACGTTTCGAGATAAAGTTGTGTTGAATGCCTGAACTAAAGTATTTAACGCTGTTACATCTGCATCACTAAGACCAAGCCCTATTGAAGCAAAAGCACATTCACGGTTTGAATAACCATCGTCTATTCCGTTAGCCCTAAATAAAGCTATCGATGCATTATTAGTTATAGACATTGATGAAACTGATGTGGCTAACAAAGACCCATTTTTATATAATTTATTTGTATTATTAATAAGAGCTGTTCCTGTTAATGAACCTACAAAAAATCCATCAGTTGAACCAGTTGAACTTGCTAGAACAGAACCTAATCCACTTGTAGGACTATTAGTATTTGATAAACCTGATGATAGCCAAAATCTATTTACAGCACCTGTAACAGTACCTATATCAAAATCATCTCCACCTGAATGAGTGTTTTCTCTTGAATAGAAAGAAAGATGTATGTCAGATAAACCAAAATAATTAGGATAAATATGAGTATCAGCATACCCCGTTGTTCCATTAGGGTCTGCGCCCGTTGCGCTGTGGGTGATACCACCAAAGAAAGTTAAACGATAAGCAGCATCTAAATCTCTTGGGTCTTTAAGATTCCATTTATGAGTTGTTGCCGTACCTCCGACAAACGGATATAACGCCCTCATCTTATTCCAAAGATAGTTAGTCTTTAATCCTACAACCAAGTCGTTTACAGCCGTTGTTATTGTAGCGTCTGTAATTGAAGCAGCTAACAAGAACGCTTCCGCATCTGAGTCTATAGTGCTTCCCCCAGACTGTATTACTAATTTTCCTCCGTATCCGTACATTATCTTCCCTGTCTGTTGTATGACTTCTTGTAATTCTTGCTTGTCTTAAGTTTAGACGTCTTCTTTTTCGAATGAACGTTCGGACGGCTAACCTTTGGCTTCTCTATTCTTACTATCGCGTCTGCTTTCTTTTTTGACATTATGGTCTGAATTTAGCGTTGATATCATTAAGTCTGTTCATCCATCCTTTATACCACTTCTGATTCTTTCCTACAGCAATTGCCTTGTAGAATCTAGCACGTAACTTTATCATCTCATCAAAAAGTGCTTGTGGGTCGTGTGAGTTTCCTGCAGCTATTGTCTTCGGTCCCATATCTCCGTCATCCTTAATCTTGGATCCTAAAACATTACATGCGTCCTGAAGTAATTCAATGCCTACCGACGGACCACTCATCCATGCAGCGTCTGTCATAAGGACAGCTACACCGAAGTTAAAGCTATCACCGCTTACTTTATTCCAAAATCTCTTCTTGAAAATCTTCCACCACATATCCTCTGGCATCGAAAAAAACTCTGCGTCTTTCTTTGTGCCGTATTCAGACACCCAAGTCTTATATGCTACACCGCTTGAAGTGTGCCATCCTGTCTGACCCTTAAATGGTGTTGGGCATGGAAACCTACTTGATGAGTCTTCAACACTTCTTCCGTGAGAACCTTCCCACTTTCTTACAAACTCTATGTACTTCTTTAAATCGCTCATTGTGTTTTAATTAAATAAATTGATACTATAGCCATAAGTGCAATTATGATCCATATAACTGGATTTGACCATCCACCTGATTTTTCATATTTAGCTTGCCTAGCATCGCTTGCTGACTGCTTAGATTTCTGACGCTCTATCTTAATGATTTTACTCAAGCTATCCTCAACGAATGCATGACGGTACTTCGCCATCTTCTCTACGTGCTTCAAGCTGTCTTCAGTCTGTCTGTCTAAACGTCTGATATGCCATCTGTCCTTGTACTCAATCTTTGGTTCTGGACATTTTACTTCAATGTCTCTGTAGATAATAGAGTCTCTTCCGTCCTTACCCTTAATAGTATCCGTGATTCTTATAGTCCTCTCTACAGTGTCTACCTTCCCTCCGTAGTATACGAACTTATCCCAGTGCTTCTTTTGTTTCTTCGGGTTAGGTGTCGCGCATGATGAAAGCACCATCAGCCCTAAAAGAACTAACGCTAGAACGTACAGTAGTATGCCTGTTATTTTTTCTGTCATACAATAAACTGTGTTAACCATTCGACAACCATTCCTTCCACCTCGCTATCTTCCCAAGTATCTGTATAAGGCATATCGACATCTTCAGGACTCATCCCGAATGATGCTGAATCTGTCACTAAAGTAAATCCTACCTTTAGGATTTTGTCAATAGCCCTATCTTGAATCGTGTTAAGGTCTACCGAGATTGTAGGATTTGAAATCTCTACGTTAAATTGTGGGAATTTATAGGTCATGATAATACATTTAAAGTTGAAAGTGAAAAGGTGCGAATAGGCATATAACTTCTTGTTGCGTCTGTTTTAGCGGTTGTCACAGGAGTACCTCCCGTTGATGCTACTCGAAAGGCTGTTGTAGTTGCATTTGGTGCGGTTGTACTTGTCCAATATGCTGTTGATATATGATTAAATGGCGCATATCCCGTTGTTAAACTTAACCCATAATCAACAATGTTAAGCAACTCCATTAGGTTGGGAAGTCTGCACCCAGAATACCCGCCAAATGTACCAAGTGAATTATCTATCGCAGTATTCCAATTAGTTGCACCAACACCTTGAACAACCCTATAATACCCCAACAAAGTTGAGCCGTTCCAAGTCGACCAATCAAGTACCCAGTCATCTGCATAAGTAGAACCACCTAAAGTGTCTGTAAAACGTTCCGTTGTAGTGTTTAAAGTTGCGCTTCCATCGTTGTGTAAAGGTGCAGCGTCAAGCGTCAAAAAGTCGGTTGCTCTACCTGCTTCTAAGTCACCGTCATCGCCCGTTCTATAAGAAGTAGTTTGCCCCGTTTTCATTAGTGTTGCACCAACGGGAGCAGCAGATGCCTGTATTACTAATTTTCCTCCGTATCCGTACATTATCTTCCTAACTTTTTACTCCAAGCGTCCGTTACCTTAATACCCATAGACATAGCCACAAATGTAGCCCACACGTCAAATCGAAGTCCGTTCATAATGAAATCAGCCACTGCAAATACCACGACAAAAAACATGGCAGTAAACATAGTCAGCGATGTACGCGACCATCTTAACACACCGTCCTCATCTCTTTTCATGAGGGTGTCAGCAGCTATCTCATTTAATAGATCAAACATTCTCCTTAACTTTTCCTACTGGATCTGATGGTATAATCGCAAACATAAAGTTCTTCTCTACTTGCTTCTTATGTGATACAGGTGCCGACGTAAATACTCTCTGCTCATAGCAGTCGTACAGTCTCTCCTCTACAACGTTCAGTCTGTTGTTAAACCAAACGATAGCTATAGCCATTCCTGCTGGAATGCCGTACTTATTTATTGCATCTAACGCTGACAGCATCACAAAATAGCTACTACTGACCCTGATGTAAGGTCGATATTAACAAATGGTTTCTGCTTGTCAAATGGTGTAATAAGCACACCTGCCTTCACTGCTGTAGCTGCCGTAGTGATGTAGTCATCCTTATCGTTACCAGCGTCGTCAGTAAGTACGTTAAATACCGTGTCTTCAACAACGTATACAGCGTACACTGGCTTTGCCGTGTATGCATCTGTATCATTAATGATGATAGTACCTGCTGATGCAGTTAAAATCTCGTTCCAAGTTCTTAGACTCATTTCTTGTTCTTTGTAAAGTTAGTATGTGCCGAAACCTTTCTTAAGTTCGACTTGCTGTTTGATCCTCCTTTTGCTAACGGTACCTTGTGGTCTACCGTCTCTCCCTTCTTAGCTCCAACAAGAACTCTCGCCTTCGCTCTCTTTACTCTTTTATCCTTCTCCTCCTCGGTGGCATTCTTCGCTTTCTTGTATGCCCTACCCTTCTCGCTCTCGTTCCATTTCTTAGACGTAGCTTGATGCTTCTTCCTTGCTTCTGGATTTTCTCTATAGTATTTAGCTGTCTTTCCTATCGCTGCCATAAAACATCTTGTTAATAAGCAAGTCAGGATTATTTAATGTATCCTTTCTTGCCCCACACCCACAGTCTTCTGCTCCTACTCCCTTCGCAATTGCATCGGCTACATGGTTCATTCCCGTCAGTTTTGCTAACGATTCCACGGTGTCACCTAAGCCTTTATGCTTTTTTATTAGTCGTATTTGCATTTCTACCACAAAGATAGTAAATTTGTCGTTATGAAGAAACAGATTCACAGACGTAGCTACCAACGCGTAGAACCAAAGTATGACTACATGAAATACTGGCGTACTGTCAGAAAGTACATCATGGTTCGGTACGACCTTAAAGAACCACAGCTTGAGATGTTGATGTTCCTGTATTCAGAGCATCTGTTTACTTACTATAAATTCAAGGAACACGCGAATCTATTTGGACTCGATAGGCACATGTTTAAAGACCTTAAAGAACGTAAGTTTATCCACATGTTCCGAGATAAGGTAGGTAACGAACACAGGTTATACGAAATAACGCTACAAGGGCGTAGAATGATTACCGAGATGTATAAGAAGCTCAACATGGAGGAAGAGATCTCTGAGGTGCCAAAAAACAACCCAGTATTCAATCGATTACAGTACTCCCATAAAGTCCTCGCTTTAGCTATCCGTAAGTTTAACGAAGAGGTTAGAAAGAAGAAAGGATATAAGGTTACGGAGTATTGATTACTTAATCTCTGTAATTGTAAAGTTTAACTGCTCAACCGTTATATTATTAGCCGCACTTGTGTTTCTTGCGTGGATTTCTAAGTAGTCACCTGCTTTCATTGTAAGCACACAAAAGAACGTTACACCCTCTGCACGACCTGAAGCGTTAGCCGTTGACTTTGTTCGTGATGGTGTTCTTACTGCATTGAGTTGAGAATCAAAGAAACCAAACTCACATACATTTGTGTTACCCGATGCAAATGCGAGGTTAGCTTGAATCAAATACTTTCTGCTAATCACAGCATCACAAGTCAATCGGTTATTGCTATGGCTGAACTTACTATTGTCTGTACTTGCCGTTGTAGTTCCTGCAACCTTTACAAATGTCACAGTGTCACCTATTGTTGTAGCTGTTGCATTACCTTGCATATACAACTGACCGTTAACTGCTGAGTTAGTTATGTTCGTGCAGTTTGTAAATAGCGCATCGTTTGAAGTATGAGTTACTCCCGTTAAATAAGTACCGCCACCACCAAAGTTAACCGTGTCTAGGATGTAGCTTTCTGTTGGAATGGTTGCAGATACGTTGACATTTATTCCCGTTTCACCTGATAGCACCACGAATGAAGAGTAGATAATTCTAAAACGTCTTGTAACCGTTAACGTTGCAGGAAGGATGAACACCGTGTTCGTAGCGTTGCAATCAAACAAGCACTGACTTACTCCAATAGTTCCGATAGTACCGTTGAACGTTAGCCCTCCTGAGTTAAGGAAAGCACTATCAGCCATAATGAAGTTAGAGTAGTCCTTAATAGTTCCAACCGTTCCGCAATCCGTAAAGTTCACTCCGAACCAATCGAGTGCTGTAGTAGTTCCATCTCCATCTAAGTTAAGTGCAACATCTGCTTCGATTGTAATGTTTCGCATTGGCAACGAATACACAGATGTAATCAATGCTGTTCCTGTAAGCCCCGTTGATTTGATTCGGCAGTTTTCAGATGAACCGCCTAAAATAGTCGTGTTCTCACCGCATACCAACCTGTCACCTAATAAGTCGACTACCGTAGTGAAGAAGTAAGTAACGTTATCAGCTAAAGTAATAACACCTGCAACTGGATCTGGTAGATCTGCTGGAGACGATACAAATACTATCTCTCCGCCTGATATAGAATCTCCTACTATATCTTGAATAGTGTAGACCTCTTGGAATGCGTTATTCTGAGAGCTTCTATTCTCAGGCGTTGGAACACTTGCTCCGATTCCTATAAATTTTGTTCCTTGTGGTATGTTTGTCATGTCTTTTATTTTAAGCTGTTCGTTTCCACATATAAACTACTATGTACGGCTGAAGGTTGTTATGCGCTCCACCGCCTCCCGTATTCTGATTGACCGCTGTTGTGTCAGATGTCGAGTAACCTGAGTTAGCCCTTGTGTTAGTTGATGTATCGGGAGCGTATCCACTCAATCCACCCGTTGTAGCTGAGTTAACTCCTTGAACGTGTGAGTGAGCATTCTGAACGTGTGTATGTGAAGGCATCTCAGCTTCGGTAAGTGTGTGTGTTTTTGCTCCTCCCGTTTCCTCTACCGTATCAAATTCAGTTTGCCCTGCATCTATACCTACCAACGTGCGCCCCGTTGCAAATGCTGACCAAGTGCCAACTCCTAAAAGAGTCGCAGGATTAGTACTAACTACTGATATGTATATACTGCCAACAGGGTAAACATCACCCATTGTTATTCCTCCAGTTGGTGCTGCCCAAGTGTTATCCCCTCTAAGGAATGTCGTATTGTTTGCCGTACCCGTTGCACTTAGTTCAGTTACGCCAACCGTTGCAGCGTCAATATTCCACACCGTACCGCTTGAAGATACTGTGATATCACCATAGTCACCATCTGCAACGCCTGAGCCTGTAACGGTTAAGTTACCGCTGCCAAGTATTGAAGAACCGTTAATGGTCTTTATGTTCGTCCCACTTACAAGTACTGCCTGATACAATGTATCGAAATATGTCTTAAGGAATGCCTTAACATTTGTCCACGTAATCTTCTTTAGTACTGAAGCATCTGCTGTAGCAACTAAATCAGTATCATTCGGGACTGCTGCTGTTGATCCGTTTATTAGTGAACCAATAGTTGATGTAGTCTCGTTACCACTGTTAGTACCACTAGTGTTGCCAATAACAGTTAGCTGAGCATCTGTAACATACCTTCTATTAAGGCTGTCATTAATATCTGCAGTCGTTGCATCTGCACCTGCTGTTACAAGTCCGTCTGCGTCGTAAGTAATTTTTGTTTTTGTAGCACCAACAATAGGTGTGTTTGGATCAAGCTTTCCATTCCAAGTACCTTTCTCAGTGTCAGTAACAAGTCTGTAAGATGCTGACTGTGTGACCTTGCTTCCGTCTACGTCGTTTATCTTCGCATTAGTTACAGCATTGTTGTCTATCGTCCAAGTAGCACCTGACCCACTTACTGTTATATCTCCCTTATCTCCGTCCGATACGCCTCCACCTGCTGGTGTCTGCCATGAACCGTCTCCCCTTAAATACTTCGTGTTGTCTGGAGTACCGCTACCCAATGACTTAGGATCCAAGTACGCGTTAGAAGGCAGTTCTATTATCTTGCCTAGTATCTTTATAAGTGGACGTATGGATATCATTCCACAAAGATAAAGAAAAAACCCCACTTGCTCAAGGTGGGGTATCGCATCTTAAGGTAACGCGCGTGAGTTAACAAATGTAACCACCAAATCATCTACAATTCTTGCAGTGATGTTACAAATGTAAATACTATTTTACAATATTATACGAAAATGTAAAAAGTATTTTAAAAATTAACATAAGTAACGCGGCTTGCCATACTGTTACAAGCCCACAGAGTCCTACAATAAGGCTCATTGTACGCACAAACTGAGCTAGATGAAAGCCGTCAGTGAGCCATACCAGCTGTCTTGATGACAGCCAAAACCTCTCCTTCGGGTTGTCCATCCACGGATTCTCCCACTTATTTGCCCAGCTGTATGTCGGATTCCAGAACTTACTCATTACAAGCCAGTCTGGTCCCTTTCCTTCTGCCACCCTAAACTGCAGCATCCACTGAAATCCTTCAGCTAGTCCTGCTACTGAAAACCATACTAACGCCCAAACCATCTGTCTATAAGTTTATATTGCCAAATAATATTCGCTCCGATAATTACCCACGGAAATATGTATATTGTCCATTTCATGAATATATAACCGATCACATCTCCTACAAAATACCAAAATTGACCCCAAGTTGGACTATCTGGAAGACTGTCAATACTGTCTACATAGAAGTCTTTCTCTACGTAAGACCATATTATTAACGTCAAGCATATCGCTATCGCGAAATACATACCAAATCTGTTTAGAAATTTTGTTATCATACCACCGCCACTATATGATGTTCACTAATTACTGTGTACCTCTGTCCATCAAATACCGTGTCGTGTGAGTGTACCTTGTCGTAGTACACCTCGTCACCTTCCGATAAGTGGTCATCCACCAAGTTGCCCTTGGCTACAATCTTCGCGCGCTGATACCTCAGCTCGCTCATGTCTGTATCAGTGAGCGACAGTCCTGACTTTAGGACTGCCTGCTCGTTGATCTTGTTTACTAGTAAGTATTTTCCGTTAGCTCGCATCACCTTCTCTCATGTTAGTTACAATAGCCTCACTTGATAGTATCGTCGTTGCAACACTGACTGCATTCTTTAGTGCCGAACGTGTTACAAGTGTCGGGTCAATTACACCCATCTCGATCATGTCTCCGTACTTGTGGTTCTTCAGGTCGTAGCCGTAGCCGTATGGATGCTGTACCATATTACTAGCCACTTCTTTTGACTCAAGTCCTGCGTTTCGCATGATCTGATCAAATGGTGAGTACAGCGCATTTCTTAGTATATCAAGTGCTGCCGTAGCTTCTTCTGTTGAATTATCGTCTCCAATGAACTCTATTGCATCTAGTAATGATATACCTCCTCCAGCTAGAATTCCTTCCTCTAATGCAGCCGAAACAGCTCTAACGGCATCGTCTACACGGTCGTACTTCTCCTTCTGCTCGATAGGTGACTCTGCCCCTACATGGATAATACCTATACCGCCCTCAATGTTAGCCACTCTCTCGTCTCTGTCCTTCTTATCTCTTGGATTGTTTACCTTTCGCGCCTTCAACTCCGCTAATCGCTCCTGAAGTGGTTCCTGTGGTAAGTTCTCGTCTCTGTAGATAATAGTCCTGTCTTTCGAGATAACTACTCTCTTCGCTACACCAAGTCCTGATGGCGTGATGTTATGCATACCGTCTCCTGTCTCTTCACTATAGTAGTTAGCATCCATCACTACAGCTAAGTCTCGCATCATCTCCTTCTGTCTGTACCCAAAGTCAGGAGGTAGCACATGACACCCTTTAATAGTACCCTTCTGAATGTTGTACGCGAACGTAGCCATTGCCTTCGGTGACATACGACCTACGATTAGTAGCGGTCTTCCTTGCTGGATGCATACACGAATTACTTCCTCCAAGGATCCAGTAAGGTCTGTAATCTCCATGTCCGTCAGTAATATATACGGTCTGTCAAGCTCGCACGTCTCTCTGTCGTGGTTGTTTACCATGTGGTACGTCGTGTAGCCTCTGTCGAACTTCATACCATCGATGATCTCCGTGTACGTCTCTTCTGTCTGTGAGTTCTCAATAGATACAACCTTTACTTTCTTGAACATGTCAGCAATCATCTTCCCTAGTTTCGGATCGTTGTTTGCCGAGATGGTAGCAACACTCTGCAGTCTACCCTTGGTTACTTTCTTCGATTTTTTCTTCAAGTACTCGTCAACTTGCTCTGCGTAGTCCTTGATGTGCTTAACAATTGTAGTGACGTTACCCTTCAAGTTGTTCTCTGAAGCATCAAGGATAGCCTCCGTTAGTACAATACTCGTTGTCGTACCGTCGCCTGCCATTAAGGCTGTCTGTGCTGACGCCTCCTTCATGATGCTGACCGCGATGTTTTCCACTGGGTCGTACAGGTTTATAGCCTTAGCTACTGTCACTCCGTCCTTCGTAATGCGCTTACCTCCGACCGAGTGTTCGTCTTCAAGTATCACTGGGCGTCCTGATGGACCTAAAGTCGATTTTACGGCTCCAGCTAACTTTTTGATGCCTGAACGTAACTTTTCGTGACCTTCAGTACCTAAAAATACATGTTTTGGTATCATAATTTGATTTAATTTGAG